CCCGCCGTATCCGTGACAAGGCGGATTTTATCGGAGGTGGAGGTGAGGAGGATCATGCGTTCCCGTCCGTCAGGGTAAACGTATTGACCGTGAAGGACTGCCCCGCCGTAAACGATGTAGAACTCACAATCAAATCGCCACCGCCACCACTGGCCGATACTACGCCTTGAATGTGGCATGTCGTGGCGCTACTGTCGTACACGCGAAAATGCCCCGCCGTGCCGGTGTTATCGGCGCTCAGGTCTTGCCAAGTGCCGCTTTTGGCTTTGCTGCCACTGCTTGCGGCGGCCATCCAATCGGACGGCAGATTGATCGTCGCCAGCACGGTGCCGCTATCTGCCGCCGCACAATTAGCGGGCGCGCTGCCCGTGAAAATCTTCATCACCGCCGATGCGCCGGCGGTCGTTTCAATCGCGTCCAACCGCGCATTACGCACGGCAACGGAAAGCTGCACGGCCATAACCTAAACCCCGCCGATCAATTGAATACGGTTTCAACGCCCATGGCGCGACCATCAGCCCCCCGCACCACGCGCTTCGGCGCCGTCATGGAAGCCGCCAATTGCGCCAAGGCCTGCGCCTGCATTTGCGACGTGCTGGCGTGTTGCTGTTGCATCGCTTCAAGGCTCTGGCCCAACGCCGCCAAAGCCGCTGCCAATTCTCGCATTTGCGCCTCGCTCTCTCCAAGCATTGCTTCGCGGTCAGGCAGCAACGCATCCTTGCGCGCTTCAGCCCGCGCCGCCTGGCCATCCTGCAAGCGTTGCGCTTCAATGGTCGCCGCCTGCGCCATTTCCGCCTCACGCAAGCCCATCTCACGGGCCTTCAAATCCGCGTTGAAGGTCAATTCCCGCTCACGCAACGCCAATTCACGCGCCTTAATATCCGCCTCCAGCGCCAGCCGCTTTTCATCAGCCTGCGCCTTCAGCGTGGCCGGGTCAGGCTGCTGCTGCAGCATCTGCTGCGCGCGCTGCTGCAACGCCTGGAACGCCTGATCAATGGCGCCTTCCAATTGCCGGCCGGCCCGAAAGCGCCGCGCCAAGAATACCGCGCCTTGCCCTACCACCGGCAACAATTCCGGCGCCTGCTGCGCCATGGGCAGGCTGGTCGCCATATAATTGCCCATCGCGGTCAGAAACTCGGTCGCGGCTTGCTTGTCGCCCTGCTCGTCAACGGCAATCGTGCTGTCCGTCTCGATCTCAATGCGGAAACTCCGCATGGCGTCTTGGCGCAGCAGCATCACCGCCATTGGGAAGGCATACTGGAACTCCGGCGCCTGCTCCTGCAAGCCAGACATCAGCGCAATCGTCTGCGGCTGGAAATGCTCGGCGATGATCTCCGCCGTCATCGCAATCAAATCACGCGCAAACCGCGCTACCTCGGCCTGCTGTTCCTGCAAGCGCAACGCGGCAAACTGGCCCTTGATCTGCTGCGCCGTGGCCGTCTCAGACGGTGCGGAATAACCCCGCACAATGTCTGAGATGCCCGTCACCTCGTAAATCTGCGCCTTCAGCGCTTGCTCACGCGCCGTCAGCTCGCGAATGGTGGCAATCACCCCATCCAGCGGCACAAAGTCCATGACCCCGCGCAGCCCGCCTTTATCGGCAAAGGCCGCCCAGGTGTTGACCGGGATCAGCTTATTGTCGCCACCCTCTTGGAACAACCGCCCAATGCTGCTGTCCTGTGATGCGTCATAAACACCGGAAACGCGACACGCCTCGGTCAGCTTGGACAGGCGATAGGTGACGTCATCCAAATCATTCGCCTGATCCTTATACAGCAGGAAATCCGGCTTCGGGATCAGGCTATCGGTCGTCGTAGTGGCAAATAGCGGCTTCGGGCAGGGGAAGAACTCACGCAAGCGCAGCGGATCATCGCGCTCATCCAACGGCGCTTCATAACCCTTGGCGATCCAGCACACCTTGCGCTCGGCCTTGTCCCAAATCTCATAGACCTCGGCCCGCGCGGCTAGGCCGTCACGGAAGCGCGCTTCTGGCGTGTCGGGATTGTCTTGCTGCAAGCGCGCGGCCAACGGCACGGCGCGGCCGATTTCCTCGCCGAACCGCTCCACCAATTCATGCCGCGTCATTTGCACCCGGCGCGCTACCCAGCGCACCTCACGCCAGGTCTTGGCGGGCGACATAAGGAAATCAGCCCAGGCGACATAATCATGCGCCACTTCCTCGAACACCAGCATATCGCCGGGCTGTTCGGGCGTCTCAGCCTCGTATTCGGAAGCGTCATCCGTAATGCCAACACCATCAGCGGGCGTCGGCGGCTGCATCTGTTGGAAGTGCGGCACATAGCGCACCCAAGCCGTGCCACGGCCAACAATCAGCCGATCATCGCGCGCTTGCTTGATAACCTCGTCGAATTGCTCGCTATCGGTCGCAAAAGTGACCGCGCGCTCCAGCACTTCGGCCGCCGTCTTGCCGATGGGGTCGGCGTCCTTGAAGCGCCGTTCCACCACAGGCTTGGCGCGGCGCGCATAAAGCGCCGGCTGCAAGGTCGCCACATTGGACCAGAAGATATTGATGCGCCGCTCGCCGTCATCGGAAGACGCGGCATTGCGGCGCTCATCACGATACCGGCGCAGGCAGCGGCGCGCCGTGTCGTGCCAATCATGGCACCACTTGTCGGCCTGCTCAATCTCGATCAGCCAGCGGCGGTATTTGCCGGCAGGCGTATCGTAATCAAGGTCATCGGGTTCGTGCGACATGCGCGCGGCTTACACGCCTTGGCCAGCGGTCGCGTAAAGCGTTGTACTTTGCGTGGCGTTGCAAATCGCCGCCACCTGCAACACACCTGGCGGCTTGCTGATCACGCGGCGCTGTCCGGCCGCGATGGGATAACCCGCCGTTGTGGCAGTATCGCCAAACACCACAAAGCAAGGATTAGCGCCCGTGTTGAGAAACTCCACCACGGACGCGCTGGCATTAGCCGCATTGAAGCTGGCGTTGCCGCTGGATGCGGTCACGGCAAGCGTCAGGGTTTGCCCTGGCGTGAAAGGCACATTCAGCATGTCAGATTTCCTTACCAGCGCGCGGCGCGCGGCGCGGTTTTCCATAAATCGTTGAAGGTCGCGCTATTGCTCGCGCCAACCGATACAATCGCGCCCGGTTGATGCACGGGCTTCTGCCGCACCCAAGGGCGGCTCATGCAGGCATAACGCGCCTCATCTGGCGCGTGGTCTTCGCCGTCGCTGTCCACATCTTCCGGGCGGTCAGGATCGTGCTGCAACGCCGGCAAGGTGCGGATTAGGTCGCGGCATGTGCTGAACAGCAGCAAGCCCGGCCCTGTTTCATCACCACGCAGCCTGGCCCGCACTTGATCCCACCCGCCAAGCGCGCCTTGCCGCGACACGCGGGCATTATCCGCCGGGCGGAAGAACACCTTGGCCGCGCGCGCCATGCGCTCGGCAATGGATGGCCCGCCGTCGCTGGCAAAGATGGCCGGATCCGCCACACCATGCAGGCCGTTCTCAGGTTTCGGATCGGCTGCCTCACGCTGCACGATACCCGCCGCCACTTCCTCGGCCGTCATGCGCAGGCCCTCATTGGGCTTGCCGGTGCTGCCATACCATTCGCGGTATCGCACCAGCGCACCGCGCGGGATGTCCGGCAACTCGCCGTCCGACACAGCCCACCAGCCCACCGAGAAGGGCCGGGCGCTACCCCAATCCAAAGACCGGAAGCGAAACCAATGCTCGGGCAATTCACGCGGCGCAATCACATGCCGCGCCATGTCAAACTCGGGGAAGAACGCCCCGGCAATGACGTTCCAGTCGCCTTCTAGCCAAGCCCGCACCAATTCCGGCGCGCCGCTCGCTCGCAGCCGGGCCACATAATCCGCGCCCAAATGCCGGTTATCGCCAACGCGCGACGGGATATAGACCCGCTCCAGGCCACTCACGTCGTCCTTCATGACGCGCCAGCCCATGGGATCGGGGTCAATGTAGCGCGCCCGCACCCATTGGTGGCCAGGCCCGCCGGGATTGCCCGTCAGCCTAATGCGGCACGGCACACCAGAACCGGAGCGCAACGTGGCAAACAGCTTCAGGATCGGCGCCGGGCTCGGGAAATTGCCAGCTTCCTCGACATAGACCCGCGTGTAGCTGTGGCCTTGATAACTCTCGGCGTCCGCGTCGCGTTCCAAATAGGCGAAAGTCAGTCTTGCCCCGCCGGGCATCACGCAGCGCATGGGCACTGCGGTAAATTGCGCGCCCAATGGCGTGAACAGCGCTCGCGCGCGCTCAAAAGTCTCTTGCAATTCCGTCCGCGTGCGGCGGACCATCAGTCCGATGGCTTGCTTGCCGTAGCGATCCGCATGAACGGCCCATTCGCCCAACATGCCGTCAGTCTTGCCGCCACCACGGGCGCCGCCGAAAAAAACCTCAAAGACCGGGCAGGTGATCAGCGCCGTTTGTGGGCCTGCCTGGGGGCGCCAGACTATGTTTGGGGCTGGTGCTGCTTCGCCCATGCTTCGGCGTCCTCTGCCTCTGCTGGCGCCATAATGACGTAACCTAGCCGCTCGCCGTTGGTAGTGACGTCCGTCTTGCTCTCAGGCGGCGCGATCCGGTCCAGCAAATCTTTGGCCGCCGCGTGGCCCTGCGGGTGCAGCGGGTCCAAGGCGCGCGTGAATTGCGCGGCGAGGATTTCTTCCTTGCGGGCGGCGATCTGCGCCTTGATTTCGGCGGCCACTTCCTTGCCGGCGGATTTCGCTTCGGGTGCGGGCTGATTGTCTGCGGTGAACGCTTTGGCCGGGCCTGCGCCTGGCCCGTAGCCTGCGCCGCTTGCCGGTCCACCGTGGCCCGCGCCGTTGCCTTTGCGGGTGGTGGAGCTGCGCGCCATGTTAAGCCTTGGGCATGAAAAAGCCCGGCAGCCTTGTAGGGCTCCGGGCGCAAAAATCCAGAATATTCACCCCCTACAAATAAATCAGGGGCTTGTCAAGCGTGTTTCATGTGAAACTTGAGGGCCCATCACATCCCCCACGCCTCAGCCAAGCGCCCCAGCGCGGCCCGGAAAGCCCCCACCTCCAAATCCGGTGGCCAGATATTCCAGCCGATCACCGTCCGCACCCCTGCCACCAGCGGCGCCGGGCCAATGGCCGCGTCTGCCACCCGCAGATCGGCCAGCGCTGCCACTTGCGCCATAGTCGGGCCATAGCTTGCCGCCCCATTGCCGCGCGTATCCACCTGGGCCCCGGATGCCACCTCCAGCCGGGTCAGATACCTGTCCGCCGCCTCGTGGTGTTCGTCTGTCAGGTGTCCGGCCAGCCACAACTGATGGTAGATAATCTTGGCGCTGGCGGCCTTCACGGATGGCCGCGCCGGGCTCTCCGGGTCCGCCCGATAGGCCACCCATGCCGTGCCATTGGCTAGGCGCTGGGCGGGCCCAAAATCCAGGGTCACAGCCCTCTCAGGGCGACCCCGCGCGCGCGCGGGTTTCGGCTTTGGCATGGCAAGGGCTCCATTCATGGGGTGATTCCACGCAACCGGCCTGCAAGGGCCGTAAAACGGGCGCTCAGGCCCTCCAGGTATTCCCGGCTAGGTTGGTCCAGGTTCGGGTGCTGAAGCGCCTCCTGCGCGGCTCTGGCGCGGCGCAGGCAGTCTTCGGCCAGCGCATCGTCGGCATGGGCGCGCGCAACCTGCGCCGGGGTCAGGTCCATCAGCGCCACCGCTTGCCGGCATTGGCCGAACCATC